CCAGCTTGCGGTGCTAACTCCATCGTTTGCCGTGTTGCCCATCATCTGAGGATAAAAACCGTATGCCCCTCCTGGCAGCGTGGCGTTGCTGGCCACAACGGCTGACCCATTGCCCGTAAGACTTACGGATCCATTGGTCGTTTTCAGTTTTGCTTGGCTCACGCTGCCATCCGCCACCCCGAGAAGCGTGGCCTGCAGTTTGTGCATCAGGCCATCCGAGGTATTGAAGGCCTCGATGTAGTAATTCCCCAGAACCGGCGACGAATCGTTCGGCAGCGATGGCGTGTCGTCGATGTTGGTGGCGACGACATTGGCATTCGTGCCATCCGTTTCGATCCACACCACTTGGCTTGTCTGGCCGAGCGTGAAGGAGCCAGTGACGTTGACGCGGCCGGGCAGGCGGAAGACGCCGCCATTGGTCAAGCTGATCGTCGTTGCTCGAGCCGCCGTGTCCTGCGCCACACCGATCAGGAAGCCAACGCCGAGCGCCTGCGTTCCTGAAGTCGTGGGATTGAGTGAAATGGTCTGGCTGTTGCCAGTCATCTTGATGATGTTGCCGCGGTCGGTCGGCACCACCTGATAGCTGGCGCTCTGGACCGAGACCGTCGTCTTGTTCCAGCGCGTGCTTTCCCAAGTGATCAGAGACCCACTGGCTTCGCCGACCGGGTAGGCGGCAGCATCGCCTTGGCCCGCCTGCATATAGTTGCGCTCGGTCGTTATGTTGGCGTCAACGATCGATGAAGCGCCGTTTGCAACCGCCACCTGCGCGCACGGCATTTGCGACGTCGAGGTGAAGGCCGGTGCCACTGGCGTGGCCCCTGGGGTTCCTTGAATGACGCTCGCCACCCCGGTGGTGCGATCAACGACCACGCGATCAATGCGTCCAGCGCCCGAGGAGTTGGCGGCGATGGTGACGGTCTGCAGGCTCTTCTGCACCACGGTTTTGGTGGCCAGAACGTAGACCTCGCCCGCCTCGACGTCGACCGACATGGCCTGCGGCGTCGACTCGTGGCCGTAGAACATGGTCCCGAAGTCCCACATCGCCGCGAACGAGGCATCGATCGCGTCGGGGTAATCGGTCCCCATTTGCGTGCCATAGTCGGGCTGGATCGGATTGACCGCTGTCGTCATTTTCTAGTCTCCTGTGGCGATCCAGTTGGCAACGCCGCCTGTGTCGAGGGCGCCTGTCCAGACATGAAGTTCGAAGCCCGTTGGCGTGACATTAACAGCCGTCGCCGAGGTTGCGCCAATGCTTGTGGCAGTCGGCGTCACTGCCGGCGTCTGGTGGAACGGCTCGGGGAAAACGACCAGCGTGCCTGTGGTCGGCGCGGCTGTGACGTTGGTGCCCTGCTGCTGCACCGGCTCTGGCCGGTCGACAGTTGGCACGAAGCTGGTGAGATAAGCGGGAGATCCGCCAATCGTCATTTGCAGGCGCGCTCTCATGAAGCGGAAGTGCAACGAGGCAACCGTCCACGGAACGAAGTCTTCGGTATCGGTGAAAGACGTCAGCCAGCTATCGATCAGAAGCCCAAGCGTCGGTGATCCGGTGACACCTCGCCCATCGGTGGCCGATTGAGTGGCGAAGACGCGCAAAGTGTCGTCGAATCCGATATCGATGATCTCGCTTGTGTAAACAGCCGTCGGCACCGGGAAGGGAACGTACTGCTCGAAGAGTTCGGCGTTGGTCATTTCCGACGCCAGCTTCGTTGATTGTGGGTGCAGAACGCCGCGCACCTCGTCGAGAACGAACCCGTGCCAGAAGCCTCGCGTCCAGGCGGCGGTCCCGACCGGCGTGGCGGTCAAAGGATGCTGCGATGTTTGGTCTAAGCCATTGCCGTCGAGACCATAGAGAGCCCACGGCGGATAGGTGAAGACGTCCGGCAGTTCCAGATCGGTTTGATAGGTCTCGATATCGCCATCTGGAATGGCGGCATCCCATATCGTCACGTTGTCGAGTTCGCACGCGCACGGCGCAACTGCCGGAGATCCGACATAGAGTTCGTCGTTATTCGGAGCGATTAGCGTTCCCGTCGATGACGCGGCCGTGGTCCCGTTGATCAGAAGCGATAGAGTCGTCGATCCCGCCTCCCAACGAATGGCCCAGCTGAAGATCTTGTGGATAAGCACATCGGCTGAGGCTGCGATGCTGATGTTGCCGCCGCTCTCGGTTGTCCATGCGGCTGGCTTGTTGTTCTGCTTGAAGCCGAATCGGAAGCCCCGGGTGGCAGCGGTCTCGACCGCCAGCAGCACGCCGTTGGTAGCGGCACCGCTTTGCGTGGCGCGCAACTTGGCCCAACCGGCCATGGTGAAGTCGCCGGCAAACGACACCCCGGTGCGCGTCAGCGCGGTGCCGGTCGAGGCGCACTTCAGGCCATAGCCGAATCCTGCCCAAGCTGGTGCCTGCTCGTCGTCGACCAGCGTCAGATTCTCGTCGGTGACAACGAGATCCACCGTGGTCAGGTGCGGCGACAGCTGATTGGCGATATCGCGGCAACGGATGGCGAAGGTCCATGTGCCTGGCGGCACCGACGCGTTCGTCATTTCGGTGCTGCGCAATGTATCGGTCAGGGGGAGCATGGCATTCCACGCGGGTTCTTCCCCGAGCGACTCGACGATGCCTTGCGGGCCGTACTTGATATCGTAACCAGCCGAGGCGAAATCGAGAACGTCGACCCATGTGAAGGTCACAGATCCGCCGACCTGTTTGGCGGTGAAGCCGGTGACGTCGGCAGGGGGCGGGGGCGCCGGCAGCACAATCGAATAGGCCGTCGCATCGCTAAGGTTCTGCAGACCGCCGCCCCAGATGTTGAAGGTCGGGAACTTGAACCACATCGTCTGCCCGATCTGAGGCGACTGATACGGGATCCGATAGATCAGCTGATCGAGGCGCAGGAAAGAACTGCCAAGCGGATGGTCGACGATCTGGCTGCCATACTGCCCGCGGCGAATGTAGGTCTCGAGCGTGTACTGATATTGGGACGTCAGCTGCGCGGTCTCATAGGACACGTACTCGACGCCGTGCGGCCCGTCGACATAGCAGAGCGTGTTGTTCTGATCTGCGTCGTATTGCGTGCCGGAATCCAGCTGGCCGGCGCTTTGCATAAGATTGACGCTGAGGGTGTTGCTGGTGTCGGGATCCGTGCCGACCGGGAAGTCGGCTGTCGTGACGCCCATGCGCGAAGCGCCGGTCAGGCGGCCGAGGTAGCGATAAGGACCGCCCTCGTCGGACGCTACCCACACATCGGAGCCGCCATACGTTGCCGGGTTGGTTCCTGAGAGGGCTGCCCAGATCTCGAGGCCTTGGTTCGTGGCGATCTGGACCGGAGCGCCAAGCAGGATCGGCGTGTTGACGACGCCCGCCGACTGATTGAAGTTTGGCGTATAGCCGGTCCCGATATTGAGATTGTAGGCAGGGACGCTGCCGATGGTTCCCGGATATTCCTCGCTCGAGAAGCTTAGACTCCCATCGTCGTTCTCTTGGATCTCTGTGATCCGCACGGGAATGGCGGTGAGCCCCGGATAAGCGGGCTCCGTCAGCGTCACAATATCCATCGGATCCAGCATGCAGTACCGCTGGTCGAGGGTGAACCCGTAATCGTTGAGGATGGCTTGATCCTGCAGTTGCAACTGAGCCGACACATTGGCGGCGCCAACGTCGGCGAATAAATGCAACGACTTGCTGGCAGACGCTCGCCGGCCGTACTGGTCGATCAGCGCCTGATCTGATGCCTCAGCGATGGCGGGCGCATACTGATTGGCGCGATCGAGGCACTCGATCTTGATGTTGTTGATCTGATCGGACTTGCGTTTGCGGCTGACGATCACCGGATCCGAGATCGAGCCCGCGTTCGAGCCGATGGCGTTGCCATTCGACATGAAGTCATCGGGGCCGAGATTGAACGCTGGCGTGCCGGGCGGGTTGTAGACGTAGCCGTTGCCAAGAACCTGCTGCGCGCCTCGAGGAACAACCGACAGAATCCCCGAGGACCAGACGAATTCCGAATACGTGGCGGTGGCGATATCGTCCAGCATCGACGAGACAGCATTTTGCTCGACGTAGGCTGGCGCAATCCACAAACCGCTCGCCAGCGTGAAGTCCTGGTAATTGACCAGCGTCGTCAGCGAGGCATAGTTGATGGTGATCGTGTCGCCGATGGCACCTGCATTGAAGGTATAGACGCCATTGGCAAAACTGTACTGCCTCACACGCGTTGGCGATGAAGCTGTGGGGCGATAGAGAGTTCCGACACTGTTGACGACGTCGAGATTGAAAAGGAAGCCAGTCGAATTCGCCACGGTGATCTTGTAGGGCGAATCAGGGATCGTGTAGATCTCGGAGTTGTTCAGCACATCGCCGACGCGGCCGCTGGGGAACCCTATGCCCCAGTGCGTGTTGGTCAGGATCTCTGGCACCACCAGGCTGGCGTCGGCATCGCCGCCGACCGAACAGCCGTTGCCGCCGTAGGCGCTTGGCGCAGATCCTGCGAAGAAGGCGACGACTTCGGCATTGATGTTGGGCAGATTGGCGCTGGTGCCGAAGGGATAATTGGCGCCGGCCAGATAGCCGATTCCGCTGTAGCCGATGGCTTGGGACGGATAGTTGTCCTCGAGGTACGCCCAGATGCCCTGACCGTAGGCCCCGGTGAACACATCGAAGCTGGGCGTCCCGGCTTCGAGCGTTTGCGAGATCCACGAATTCGGCACCCCGCTGATCGGTCCCTCGCACATCAGGGCAATCACATCGGCGTAATAGTTGGTCGTACCACCAGCGCCGCCGCCTTTCCCGCCACCCCCGACCGCGCCGCCCTTGCCACCGCCTTGCGACGGATTATTGACCGTCACGCCATGGAAGTTCTGATACCAGCCGAGGTTGATGCTGATGCGTGTGGTGCCGAAGACAATGGGGATCGGAAGGCCATAGACCGACGTCTGCACGCCCATCTGGGTGTACTTGGGCGTCGATGCCGCGTTGGTTTTTGCGCCGCCGAAGATGCCTGCCATGGCCTATTCGCCCCCCGCCCATGTCTTCAGCGTGAAGACCTTGCGCGGCCGCGGTTGGCCCTTCAATTCGGCGATCTCAAACACCTTCGACAGGTAGAGCGCCTGCTCGACGTTCTCGCGGCCGAACGGTCGGCCAGAATAGGCATGCATGACGATCGGCCATTCGATGACGATGGCTGCGTGGGAGAACGAGTAAGGCCCGAACTGCCACATCATCAGATCGGCCGGCTTCGGTCGACGCTTCGGCAGATCCGGCATCTCGTCGCAATACTGCAGGAGCCCATCGAGATAGCGGGGATCCTTTTTGTGCAGGTGCCAGTCCTTCGAATAGAAAGGGATCTCGATGTGGGGCGTGGCGCCAGATCCTTCGAAGACACCGGCAATCGACGTTAGGCAGTCGGCACCGGCGCCGCGGATCCGGGCGTTGTCATGGTAAGGCGTGCCCTTCCAACGGACGGACTCAGCGACCACGCCAGCGCGTTGGGCGAGGATCTCTTCAATGGTTAGAGGCTGGATGACGCTGTCCATCAGACCGCCGTCGCCGGTTGCGGAATAAAGGGGAAGCCTCGGAAGTGCGCCGTGTTGCTGAATTTCGGGCAGCCGTTGCCATCGGTGAGGCTTTTGTTGCAGCCCATGAAGATGTTGAACGTGTCGCCAGGCGCCGGCGCGCTCGGCAGGAAGCCCAAGACGGTGATCACATCGGTGGCGCCGAAAGTGCAAGTTCTGACGGCAATGCTGTACCCGTCGAGATCCCCCGAGGTGAAGGTCATCTTGCCGAGATTGAAGACGCCGGTCGAAAAGCTGCCGGTGATATCGGAATTGACCACGCCGACAGTGGATCCCGTGGTGACAACGCCGGTCGACATGAAGCTGGATATGTTAACGGTGCAGGACGCATCGCCGAGATTATTGACGCAGCCGACTTGGTACAGGTTGCGCGGCAGTTGCAGGTTGAGGAGTTCGAGGTGGCTGTTGATCGAGAAGGTCGCAAGTGAACGTCCCGAATCCACCTCGGCCACGCGGCCCACGAACATGCGCACCAGACCGCGGCGCGTGTCGCCATAGGTCGGCATGATGGCTCGATCGAGGATGAACTCGGCAGCGTCGAAGACGCCCTCGCGCACGGCCTGAAGGAACGGCGCGCCGAGAACTTCTGAAGATCCTGGAATGCAATCGATGGTCAGGACGTCGGTCTCGACGCCCAGCTTCCAGTGGATCTTGGCTTTGTTGTCCTTACGGTCCCAATAGGGCCCCGTCTGCCCACCGGCCGAGAAGTTGACGCCGTTGGCGCTGATATCCATGTCGCCGCCGCAATAGCGCAACGTGGTGCCGCCGACCAGATTGAAGGTGTACAGATCGGCAATGTAAAACTGCCGAAGAGCGAGCAGCTGCA